CCATCTTCATACTCAGCAATTTCTTTCACGAATGCTTCATATGCTTGCTCTTTATACTTTTTATTTTTGGCTCTCTGAATCAATGAGCTATCATCTATTTCATGAGAACCCACAGCCATCTTAATATTGAATGCTGCTTTGCTAACAACTTTCTTGATTTTCTTTGTAGCATCTTTTCTATGCTTGATGAAATAATCAACCACAGGGATGCTAAGAATTCCAATTCCAGCAGTTGCGGCAGCTGTAAAATACAGACCAAACTTGAGAGAAGTCTTGATCATTTTACCAAAAGACATATAGCTTTCTTCAGCATCTTCTGGCACATGAGCACGCAGATAGTCTTCAACAAAGCGTTGTTTCTCATTGTTAAAGCTATCTGGTTGATCTTCGGTAGGATTAACTATCTTGCCGTCACAAGTATAGGTCATATCGAATACATACTCTTTACCACCATTGCCTACGACAATGACATTGTAACGAGTAATGACATCGCTAGGTTTAATATTGAATTTTTCTTGGGTTTTTCTCTTCATTTGTTCAATTTTGAGATCTTCTTCAACAGCTGCCGAATTAGCAAGCATCTTAAGAGCCTCACTATCAAACAAAGCACATGCCGTACCCATGATATCATCGAACTGAGCGCTCAGATAATTCAGTTTATCATCTGGAGACATCGTATCTTTCAGATTACCAGTATAGAACGGAATGTAATCATTAATGATATCATTGACCAGCAAATTAGTCTCTCTGATGCTCTTTGCGGTTACATTACCCATATTGGTTCTGCCGACAGAGAATTTATTGTTAGACGCAGCGTTAGCAACAGCACTAGATACAGCGCCAGCTCTGTGCTTTTCAATATACTCTTGTCTAGAACCGAATGCAGATTTTTCTTCTGCAGACAGTTTATCATAATCGCTTCCAAGAGTGAGATCATAATAGATTTTCTGAAGAATAGATTCGATATTCTCTGCAGCCTGAGTAACAGGGTTCAGCGGAGATTCTTTACCCTTCCAGAAATTATTTTGTGCTTCCCATTCTCTCTCTTCATCAGTAAGACCAGATTCATAATGAGCCATTTCTCTATTGGCCATTCTGAGTAGATTTCTCTTCTTTTGTTCGCTAGAGATGTCTATGTTGATTCCTTTATGGAGCAGATATTCTTGTGCAGTCATCTTGCTCTTCTCGATAGATTGGTAGTCGTCGTTAACACGATCGATTCTACCTCTGAAATCAGATAGCATACCTCTAACTTGTGCTTTCACCTCATCAGGAAGCTTTCTGGTATTGATGTATCTTTCGGCTTCACGATACCGTCCAGTCTTCAAGAATTTGATGATTCGCTTTACATCGTTTCTAGGTATAATCTCTCTAAGATCAGCACCTAGACGAGTATATATCTTATTCTTGGCATCATCTACCTTACCACCATTAGCATCGTAATCGAGTACATTAAGTAGGGTAGACATTTCGTCCTTAGACATACCAGCTAGAGCAGCATCAGTATCAGACCAGGCATCAGTTTCAGCCATACCTAGCTTTCCTCTATATATGAGTCTTTCTCTTGCTGTCATATCATCAGCACGTCCAGATCTAATTCTATTAGCTTTCAGTCTGCCACCAATACCTTCATCTCCGAGAAGTCTGAAAGGTTTAGTAGCGATTCTACCAACAGTACCAACACCATGGAGAAGTCCACTGCTGATTCTGGTAGCGAATTCCAAAGCACCACCAATAGTATCATTACCAGCAAAAGATGCCTTGAGTTTCTTGACAGAATCTCCAAGCATATCGCCAAGGTCAGTGAGTTTATTGGTGAATTCTTTGAATATAGACTGAGCACCTTGTGTCATAGGTCTGATTACATTAGCTCTAATAGCACCGAATAGACCATCGTCGCCATTACGCTTGCCATCATCACCCATAACACCAAATATCTCATCCATTGTCTTGTCGATAATGGTGTGGCCAAAATCTTTCAATGGGTTAACCACTTGGTCTTTAAGAGTACCCAGGACACCGCCTCTGCGCTTGCCATTAACATCTTCGCCAAGTAGGAAATCTTTGAATTTGTCTGTAGACGTTACATATCCTGCTGTTGCGCCTAGTAATGCACTACCTACCAAGCCAAACGGACCAGGTATAGTAAGTGCACCAATAATAGCACCAGCACCGATATTCTTAGCACCCTTCTTGAGTTTATCAGTATTCTCTTTAGAGAAGATACCGTTTTCGCCGAAGATAGTACCTTGGAAGATTTCGGAGTTCTTAGCAAAGCCAAGAGCAGAACCCATCAAGACACCACCAAGAGGACCAAGAGGGGTAATAAGTCCTCCAATAAGACCAGCAGCACCAAACTTCTTGATATCTGGTACAGCTTTCTGAATTTCTTTGCTGATAAGACCATCATTAACTCTAATGACATTTCCCTTATCATCAACTTTAACCATTCCTTGGTCATCTTTTTCGGATGTGCCAAAGAGGAAGTTTGCAAATGCGCCACTAGATTTGGTAAGTGCACTAGCAGCACCAATAGATGCACCTAAGATAGGACCGCCAGCAAGCAAGCCAATTGCACCGCCGAGTACGCCCTTAGAAGCAAGGTTACCGAGGAAGATAGAGCGAGCTCTATTATCTTCAAGAGCAGTCCAATCAGTACCGATAATCTTCTCATATTCTGCTTTAGCAGCCTCTTGCTCTGGATTAGCACCAGTTAGAGGAGTGAGATTATCATTAGCATTTGCATTAGAACGAAGCTTATTCTTGAAGTTTCTTTCTTGAATAGCTTGTCTGTTTCTTACAGATACTGGGGCTGGGTTATAAACAACACCGCCATTAGGAATGGTATAGACACCCATAGCGGAAATCTTAGAGCCATTGAGATACTCGCCAGGAGACAGAATAGATTGGAATTCGTGACCAGTTCTATTGACGCCACCTGCAGCCATAGTATGTGCACCAGCAAGATCAGCTTTCTCTTGTTCTAGTTGTTGAATACGAGCATTGTTGGCAGCAATTTCTGTATCACAATTAGACATTTCTGTAGTAAATGAACTGATACGACTATTATATCTATCTATTTCCTGTTGCATAGCTTCTCTTTGGGAATCTCCTTGAGATGGTCTATACGTACCATATAGACGATTCATAGCCATTTTTAAAGCGGTGAGTCTTGCCGTATCATCATTTATTCTTCTCTGAAGATTCTTTTTTCTGTTCTTAAGGTTTTGATTTCGCTTTTTAAGAGCTTTGATTTCATTATTGATTTTGACTGGTCGTTCGAATCTCCTCTTTATTTCAAGTCTTTCGCCATACTGAGCTTGGAGACGTGCTTTAAGAGCATTTTGTCTATTTAGTTCTTCTTGGCGAGGATCAATTGGAGCTGGGGTAGGTGGAACACCTGCAGCTTCTCTAACCCTATCAACAGCAGACTTAGCATGTTGTCTTGTCCATTGCCAGAGATCATCGCTATTGCGAACCATTCCTCTGCGGAATCCACTTATGAATGGAGCAAATAGACCTTGTTGATCTATATTACCTTGCGAATCGACCTTACCGAAAATATTAGTAAAGAATTCTCCAACTGGTTTAAGGATAGGGCTCATTTTGCCTCTGATCCAGTCAAATCCTTTTTCGACAGTCTCTGCAATTTTTCTGAAGTTTTCATCAACAGCTTTCTTCATTCTATCGAACAAAGAAAGTCTCTGATCTTCTGGTTTTACATTCTCACCATAAATAAGGTTTTGTAACCAAGAATCTACTTTGAGGATAGTTTCAGAAGCTTTTTCAGATAGAGAACCATTAGACTTAGCAGTAAAGTATTTACCGATAACAAACAGTTTTTCAGTAACGCCCTTAGCCTGCTTCAGATTGTCCATTATGGTTTTATCCATGTTGACATTCTGGTCAAGTTGCTTGAGTTTATCGACTCTTTCTTTGCCTAGCCATTCTTCAGCAGTCTTCCACTTGGCTTTGGTCGCCTTATCTTGTTCTTTAAGATATTCATTCCAAGCTTTATCTTCTGCATCTGAATTTCCAGTTTCAACGAGATTTCTGAGACCAATAGAACCGTTTTCGCCTTTGAATTGATACAAATCCGTTACGAAACTAGTAGTGCGTCCTTTGTCTCTACGACGTCTTTCATATTCTTGGATAGATCTACTATAAGACTGATTTGCTTTATTCTCTTCGTTTTGCAGTTTCTTTTCGTAATATGCGCCGTTGTATTCATCTTTTGTGCCAGCATTATAATCAATACTTGCATCGTGATTGATCGAAGAGAATACTGGGGTAAATGGCGATGGAGTAGGGCCATTACCACCAGATCCACCAGCACCTGCAGGACCGCCGCCGCCTCTACGACGACGACCGAGATTTGGAAGAATCTGCAGATAATCAGAATTGTGCATGATAACACTTAGAGTTGCACCCATATTTCTGAGATATTGATATAGCGTTACACCATATTCATCTTTAGCTCTAAGCATAACTTGTGCCATAGGCATTTCTTGGATATGACGTTGATCCATATCACCTTTGCTATTTACATAGCTCTTACCGTGGTATGTACCAGGTGTCATTCCAGATATATCTTCAGCAGCAGCAAGTCGTGCTATATCATAATCGGACTCATTAAGCATCTTAATGCCGTTATTATGAGAAACATAGATATCTCTAAGCTTTTTATTCATTCCAACAATGCTCTGTTTATTAACTTTGACTCTTTTGCCATTTCTGACGATATAGCCACCGTTATTAAGACCGTTAGAGAAGGTTTTCATCAAAGCATCGTATAGGATAGTCTCTTGGGAAGTGAGATCCGATCTAGAGATACCAGTAATATCACCAGAAGAGAAGATCTTTGCAGCAAGACTCGTCAAGCTGTCAGACATCTTCTTGTAATCTCCTCTTTCCTTAAACCAGGTATCCATACTTCTACCAGTAGACCCTTCAAGCACACTTCTGATAAGTGCAGCTGTGTTGTCTCTACCAGCATTAAGTGTTCTATGAATACCTGTTTGCACATCCCTCATTCTTGTCCACTTACCAGTTTTGTAGTCATATGCCATTTCTTCATTACCAGTAAGAGAAGAAGCTATCTTTCTCAGGTAGGTAGGGATAACTTCAACGATAGAACGTCTAGTAATACCGTCAAATGGTACAGGTCCCTTATTATATGCACCAGTATTAACGCTCTCGCTTTGTCCTGGTTTGATACCGAATATCTTACCGAGCAGTCCAACGAGACCGTTATCAGACTTTTTGCCAGAAGAGTATGCTCTAGCAATAAGATCTGGGACAATGTTAGAAAGAGTATTGTTGAGCTGTTTTGCAGCTTCATCAAACTTCTTTCCTAGCATTTTATTAATACCAGCTTTTGTCAATTCTCTCATAGGGTTAGCTGCAATCTGAGCTAACATGTTACTACCATCGCCAAGAGTATTACCAAAAAGCATACTCAAGCTACCACCGAATTGGTCATTGATAGTATTGAACGCATTCTTACCGACTAATTTAGCATATTCTCTTAGATTGATAGAACCACTTCTAGAGATAATATCATCATAACCAACTTTTTTCTTTTGTTGGTCTTGCTGAGTAGCTCTACCATACATGATACGCTGCATTTCAAGCATTTCGTCCAATTGCTTGGTGACTTTGGTTAGGTTATTATCAACACTGGTCATGAACTTGTTGAGATTCTCGTTCATTTGATTCTGGACTTTGGCATTTTGTTCACTACTCTGTCTCAGAAATCCCATGATATTATCAAGTCCACCATCAAGCTTATTGATAAGACGTTCCTGTTGTGTATACAATAGCATTGTATTTTCCTTAGAAACATCCATCTGAGCTTTACCAGTCTTAACTATGGCTTCTGTAGTAATAGCAGTAGAGATCTTGCTGTTCTTCTTGACAGCAGTAGCTATCACTTTATCACCATCAGTAACTCCTTCATTATCAAAATCGAAGTCATCACTGTCGATATCCATATCTTCCATCAAAGAACCGCCGAACTTAGAAATAATTTCTTGTTCTTTAGCCTTAGCATAGAAGTCACCAGTAGTAACACTGTATACAATAGAATCAAAGCCAACTCTAGCTGCGTCCATCAGCTTATTATTGGTAACTGCTTTCTTGATAGAAGCGTAAGTAGTTCTATAGTTCTTAATAGAGCTATATGCCTTAGTAAACACTTCTCTGTTTTCATTTCTAAAGTCATGAATTACTTCGAATTTTTGACCCAGAATATCAGCAGTAGTATAAACAGCAGACTTGCCAAGGTTAGCTATGTATCTTTGTACCTTTACTGACATAACGGTATTCCTCCCTTCTTAGCATAGTTTATAAGTATGTTCAACTGCAAGGAAAGTACCAAATAAAAAAGAAGGGCGCAATTAAGCGCCCTTCGTACAAAAAAGAAGGCGCTACCAAACATCAACCTTGTTCATCTCCACTGAGTCCCAGTGCAAAGATTACTACGGATTGACGCTTGATAGCAAATGAAATGAAATGATTGTGTTAAGGAGACAACAAAACGAGGTAGAGCAAGCGTTTAAACTGAACTGGCCCACTCTACCACAATTATAATATATAAGTATACTATGTTACTTTTACAATCTTACAAGATTGGTATAGTTGATAGGATCTTTTTCTCTTCTATCAATGCCTACAGCTTCACACGGGAAGTTATGCAGATTGTCATTAACGATAGTAACATAGTCAATATAATCTTTAACCCATGCTGGTACGTTCTTATGATCAAGAATTGCAATACCAGTGATACCCTTAGAGAACTCTTTACGTTCAAAAAGTCTGCATGCTTTCTCATATACATCTGGATATGTATCTTTGAGATCACATACATTATTCTTATTGAGATCGATCTTGATGATAAGTACCGTGTTTCTGGTATTCAGATCAATAGGTTCTTCTGTTTCGTCTCTGAGTTCATTGAACACAATAGATGCCTTGATACCAGATTCTCTGAGTGGGTTATCATATGCAGACATAGCCTTGATACGCTCTGGCTTAAAGTACTCTTTAGAACCATTGCGCACATCCTCGATGATCTCTTTCTCAAGAATTGCAAGTTGTTTGACAATTTCAACCTGTGAGATGGGACCAGGGTTATTGAGAATTTGATCCATGAGGATTCTTTGCAGTCTGACTTTGGTAGATTCGGGCACTCCAACCTTTTTAATTGGCATACCTGTAATGGCAAGAGCCTTGCTTTCAGGAATAATACTAGACTCTTGGCGTTCTTGATACGCACAATAATTCTTCTTGCCATCTGTGATAAGTGCTCTCTTAAGTTGGAACTCATTCTTGAGAATGAAGTAGCTCTTACGACGAGAACCATCATGACATGTAGTAGAGTTAGAATTGTCAGAATACTTGCCCATATAATCAATAGCGAGTCTTCCCATAATATGAGCAAGGATATTGATAATAGAGCAACGGAATCCGACCTGAGGAGATACAGTATCTGGATTAACATAGTTCTGTTTCTCAATGATTTCATCGGTATAGAAGTCATAATCGTATCTAACTTCCGACGCAGGTTGCAGATTGCCAGTAACTCCATCGATTTCCATGGTTTTGATAGCCATTGGGATATTGAATGTCTTATCAAGAATATATCTATACCATCCATCAAACGAAATGAAACAACTATCAGTATCAGTAAGCATAGATACGCAACGATACATATTCTCTGTACGGTCGATTCTATCCATATACTGCTTATCATAATATACCCATTCATAAATCATCTGATAGAGTTCATCGATCAGATCTTTTGCGATGACAGGTGGCTTGTTCGGATCAAGGAACGGTACATCAAGAATAGACAAAATCTGTACAATCTTGTTCATTACCATTCTATTATCGACAAACCAGAATAGATTATTCTTATAGAACAATTTGTTGATTTCGTGTTGTGAGCATCTATTAAGAATATCCCAAACAAGTGTCATTTCTTTCTCAGTCGGAATCCAGTAGAAACCACAACTGTACAGAATCTTAAAGAAACATTCCTCGACACTGATGTTTTCATCGAGGATAATCTGATCAGGATATTGTCCGATAGGTTCTCTTCTTACGTTATTGATAAATGTAACAACTTCATTAAGACTAGAGAACTTGACATTGTTTGCCATTGTAGCTTCAAACAGCATGATAGCCGCTGCAATACAGCTTCTACCTTGCATTGTAATACTCTGTGCTACATACAGATTATAGAATACAGATGTGTGATTACCAGATGCACCATACATTGCATTGGCAGACACTTTCTCTGTTAATTGGAAAAGATTATATCTTTCAAAGTCTTCTGATCCCTTAGGAAACTTAAACATCATATCTTTGTAAGCACCGCGCTGTTTAAGAAATTCTTGGATCAGCATGACAAATGGATTATATCCATCACCGTGTTTTTTGAACATAACTCCAGACACGGTAATGATAGGTTCTCGTGTAACTATATATTCAGTTACCTGGAACAGTGTTGTGTTCTCTTTAATATGCTTGTAGTTATTATCGAGAACTGCTGGTGTATCTTGCACTCTTTTCATTATGGAGTAATCAAGAGCCTCATTCAGATCCCATTCACATAGACCTGGAAAAGACAATCTTAATGCTTCCATCATCTCATCTTTATAAATAGATATTGCTTTTGAACCTAACATTCTGTCAGCTTCCATAAATATAACTCCTTTCACGATACGATTCCTTTTTGTACTCAGCTTACGTAGTGAGGGTAGATAACAATCTAGCCGTCATTATGAAATTGTTATTCATGCTTTAAAATTAGAACAATAATATAATGAAGACCTTATTAGGGAATGATTCCTTACTCACCAATAATATTCAACCAAAATTTTCATAAGGAGGAAATTTATCATGGGACTTTATACTAATGTAGAGGCTCAGCAGGAAGCTGCTCAAGTTACTATGAACTTCAATGTCGACGAGTTTTGTGAGGCATGTTTCTATGACGATCATTACTCTGATTCTGATGAAGAGAAGAAAGCTATGCTTGAGAATGCTGATGTGCTTCTCGAAGCAAAGAAGATCAGTCGCAAGACTATCGTTCGTCTGAACAGAAATGATGATCTGACTCGTCGTACTGGCATGGCTGCACTCCAGCTCGCTAAAGATAACGGCGACCCGCTCTGGAAAAAGCTGGTTAAGAATCGTATCATTGAGCGTAAGCTTCTTGCGCTTATCAGAAAGAAGTATTCTGGCAGAGCAGAAGTCGCTGCCCGCAAAGGCCAGCGCGCATATGTGTCTAATGTAGGCGCTACTGGTACCAATGCTGCTAAGAAGATGAAGCCTGCTGAAATGGCTAAGACTAGAGCATAAACCTATCAACATAGTGATAAGGAAGCATTTTCAATCTCTTACTCTCTTTCAATATGGAGTGGCTCTGTAATTAGAGCCACTCCAACATCTGCGTCATTCATATATTATTATATCGGTATAGGAAACAACATGTTCCGAAACTATCAAATAATTTATCTTATAGGAGGAATCATATATGATTACAACGCAGATGCCCTTAACAACTTATGAGTATGGAGTATTCACCCGAGCAATCGAAGGTAATGAAGTTACAATCCATACATCAGACATCAACAAGGATACCATTGACGAATATCAAGGACAATTAAAAGACCTGTTCTTGGACTATATCGAAAACTCTACAGTCCAGAATACAAAGGTCACATTCATCTTTGATAATGGCATGCAGGCTAGATTACCTATGGCGTATGCCCTCATCAATATCATTGTATGGGGATTTGTGGTCAAGACAGACCAGAAAATTCAACCCTATCACCTGTTCTTCAGAAAACAAGGCATCACAAATGCATATATCAAAGAATATATTGATAAGTATGCAGTTATGTCTGTGCGAGAACGAGCTTCTACTGAAAACAATAGAATGCTGATTCATAATTTGAATCGCGTTATCTATGACAGTTTACGTAATCTCAAGTTCGTGGATAAGTTTGCATGGTACTTCAACAACTCTATCAACAATGAAGACTTTATCCTTATGTATAATAACTGCCCTGGTTTCAAAGAAATCATGGACAGAGCGAACAATAACTACTATGCACAGTTTCCGCCAGAACAGATGAATGCAGAAGCCTTGAATGATATGAATAAATTGATCGAATACATTGTAAATGCAAAAAAGTATATCGGTCGTGATCATTGCTTGAGTGATGCATTCCGTGCCAAAGAAGGTGTCAAACCTAAACAAGCCCGTGAGGTATATGTCAATATCGGCATTAAGCCTAACGGTGAGGGCGGCATCTTTCCATATGTAATTAATACAAACTATATTTCGGGCGGTGCAAACAACGTAGCATTCCATATCTTGGAATCTTTGATTGCTCGTATCGCCCAGAATCTGTCTAAGAAAAATACATCCCGTTCAGGTCATTTCAGTCGTATTATGATTCTGAACTGTTCTGCGACAAGAAAGTATACTACTCCTCATACAGATAAGATCGATCCTCTGTATGATTGTGGTACTAGAAACTTCTTGAAGTATCATGTTAAAGATGCAACTGCACTTAAAAAGATCGCAGACAGATGGTATCGTATTGATCCGTTTGGTATTGAACATCGTATCGGTAATGTCTATACGGCAGAGTATGAGAATGCTGATCTGATTGGAAAGACAATCTTTCTACGTTCCCCGATCAAGTGTTGCTCTGCAGCAAAAGGTCATGGCATTTGCCGTAAATGCATGGGCGAACTCTATAATATCGTACCAGCGACAAACATTGGTGTATACAGTGTTACAAATCTTACTGAACGCCTAACGCAGATGATGCTATCCGCAAAGCATCTTCTTGAAGCAAAGATTGACAGCACTACGTTTGATACCACATTCATGACTGCAGAAGAGATCTCTAAGTATATCGTTATCGATCAGGGTACTATCTACATTAATGAGAATATTCCTGAAATGAAGAAATGGCAACTTGTTATCAAGGATGGTGACATTCAGGAAGAGGTTGTCGCAAGTCTTGATGATGGTGACGAAGATAATGACGACTTCAATATTGAGGATACAATAAGTTATGTTAATGTATTCTATCTGAAAAATACTCATACTGGGGCTGTTGTTACAATCAAGACCGCTAATATTGATAATCTGGAACTTAGCGAGTGGCTTACAGAGTATATCAAGGTGAAGAATCTTTATGATAATAATGAAGATATCTGTATCCCTGTATCTGTTCTCCTTGAGGACAATTCTCCATTGTTTGATGTTGGTATTCACAATGACGATATGTCTGAGCGTCTTGAGTCTGTTATTAAGGTTATTGACCTTAAGGCAAATACTGATTCTTATACAGCTGAGACATTTCTTGAGGCTCTGAGCGACAGACTTGATAACATTGGTCTGAGCCATATCATGAGCATTCATCTTGAGATTATCATTATGAATCAGATCAGATCTCGTAGCGATATTATCGAAATGCCTGACTGGTCTGTTCCTAATCAGACAAACTATCAGGTGCTTACATTGAAGAAGGCAGTTATGACACATCCGAGTATTACTATCTCTATGCAGTCTGAGAATGTTGCTCGTATGTTGTACAGCCCGCTCAGCTTCAAAAAGACACAACCGTCACCGTTTGATCTTATGTATATGGTCAGTCCGCAAAAGTTCATCAAGTACGATCCTATCGAGAAGTCTAATGACGATATGCATAAACTCTTCGTATTCTGCGAAGATAAAAACTAATCAAATTGGGACCTCACATTAAGTGAGGTCCCTAACATTGTCTGGAGGTATAGTATGGATGACAGAAAGATTGTTGTATATAACAATAAGATTGTCATTAATAATTATAATTACGGAGACTTTTCTGGACTAGAGAGCACGTTTGAAGTATACAACAAAGTAACCCATATGTATGATACTATAGCTGCTATCTATGACAGTAAAGAACGTACACTCACAATTCCAAGAGGAATTGATATCACGACATTGGAGAGAATGACTGGTTATAACGTATTTTATGACAATACGTGTATTGCTCCTAGAATGAACAAAGAGCCAATACTAATCAAATACCAACCCAAGGATGATAAGCAAAAAGAAGCAATCAAATTCTTGAATGGTAGCGGACAATTCTCTTACACAAAGAAATACTCACAATTATTCTTAGCACTTAATACTGGTGCGGGCAAGACATATCTCGGAATAGTATATACTGCTATGCTGAATATGAAGACTATAATCATAACCACATCGTCTGATTGGTTAAGACAATGGAAAACTAGATTTGTAGAACATACAAATCTTACCAGTATAGAAATCCACCCTATATCTGGTTCTGTCGAGATTGACAATTTACTTGCCAAAACATCTGATGTATACGATAGATATAAGGTATACACTGTAACCCATGCCACATTACAATCTTATGCAAATGAGCGAGGATGGGGTGCTGTAGACGACCTGTTCAGGACACTTGG